AACCTAACTGTGGGCGGCTCTCTGGATTTGAGTGGAACCGGGATAACCAGCTTGCCAGATAACCTAACTGTGGGCGGCTATCTGGATTTGAGTGGAACCGGGATAACCAAGGAGCAAGCATCAAAAATAAAAAAAGAATTTAATGCTAATATCTGTTTGTCCTGGAAAAAAGGAAAATACAGAAAGATAGACGGCATTTTTTGTGAAGTTATAAAGAAATTTAGGTGTGGCTTTAAGATTAAAATTGGCCTGAAAGTAAGCTATATTATTGAGGTTGATGGAGTATACTCTCACGGAGATACATTATCAGAGGCCAAGGAATCCTTGAAATACAAAATATCCAATAGAGATACGAGCGCATACAGCAACCTCACGCTATCGTCGATATTAACGCAGTCTGAGGCGATCAAGTTATATCGCGTAATTACCGGAGCCTGTGAATCAGGAACGCGGCATTATGTGGAATCCTTGGAAAATCCACCCCAAAAGCTGACGGTTAAAAAACTCATAAAAATAACTTCCGGTCAGTATAACCACGATCTGCTTGTAAAATTTTTCGATAAAAACGGGGAAAGACAGTGAGAGGAAGGGCGGGACTGAAGGATGAGGCGAGAAAGCTGATGGAACTGGCTAAGCGGAGGGCGGCATGAGAGATAGTTTCGTCTTTTATAGATCATTCTGGGATGCGATAAAAAAACTCAACAAAACCGAGCAAGCCGATTGCTTGACAATTATTTTTAATTATGTTTTCTACGACATCCTATTATCCGACATAGACGGTGTAGAGGGAACTGTTTTCACCCTAATTAAGCCGCTGATCGACAAGAACAATAATCGGTACGATAACGGCAAAAAGGGAGGCAGGCCACCAAAAGGAAAAAAACCAAACGACAACCAAACCGTAACCAAAGCCGAACCTAATGTATCTGTATCTGTATCTGTATCTGAGTCTGTAGATGTTTCTGCATCTAAAGATGAAAACAAAACACATACACCCCCTACCCCCTCTCTTCTTACCGAGAAATCGGAAAAGAGTGGGTGGGTGTTTTTTGATCCTTTTATTTCTTTCAATATTTTCTGGACTTCCTGGAAGTCGGAGGTGACAGAGCAGCCGAATGGAAAATCCGAATCAATGCAGTGGTTTAAAGACAATTGCACAGACGAGGGTATAAAAACCGAGGACATCGTTAAGTCCGTTGGGATTTATGGAAAATATTACCGGTTGGCGAAAGAATCGAACGCAAAATTAAAACCGCTAAATGCCGCCAATTTTCTCCGCCAATACACCGATTGGCTGGAATATGTGCCGGAAGAATCTAACCTCGAGAAACTCAAAAAAAGAGAAAAAGAATTGGAGGAACAAGCAAATGCTCAAAATGACGCATGAACTGTTTCGCACTAAATTGTTGCGGATTGCCGCTGAGAGAAAGCTAAGCCTGACTCCGGAATGCGCTGACGCGATAGCCATCTACCTAGAAATCGAAAAAAAACGGGAAGATGCTATGTCGCTTGTCCTTCGCGATCTGTCGGCCAAAGTGAGACCATGCCTTGATGGGGACCACATACAAGAGCTGTACTTGAAAAAATGCGAAATGCTGAATATCAACGATGCGAAGTTGAAGGCAGAAAAAACGCGTGGAGTAATTAACGATCAGCCAGCCGGACATGTATCTCCTGCCGCCAAGGAGTTTTTTTTCGCTGTTAGGTTTTTATCCGGAGGGATAGGAAATTTAACAGAAGATCAGAAGAGTTTTTGCAGGTATGTCCAGCGGCCAGCTACGGAGAGAGCATGCATAACCAATTATCGAGAACTGGATTCGATTATCGCAAGGGAGGTGAAATAAGTGGCCGTAATTAAAAGTACGTCTTCTCGCAAAACGTTTATCTGTGCCGACTGTGGTAAACAGCATTACAAGCACAACCGGGTTGGAGCGGTATGCCTCGGATGTTATCGAGGAAAAATGTATCTACCTGGCAATCTATACGCCAGGCAAAAGAAGGAGAGAGCCTATGCTTGATAATTTTAGCTTATTGGATTTACTGAAAGTTTTCGGGGAAATAATTATCTGGCTCTACATTCTCGGCTTTTATCTACAAAGTAGATCAGCCAGGAAGCTCAAAGAGCAATCCCTAAAGGTCAGGAAAGAATGGGAGATCATGGCAGAGCTAACCAGAGAGCATCGAAGGAATTCAGCCATTGCCAAGCACATGAAACAGGCGACGAAAGAAAAATAAGAAACCCGCCATTTGCGGCGGGTCAAAGAAAAAGGATAGTTAATTATAACAAAAACAGGAGGGAAAGTAAAATGTTAAAGAAGCTAAAAAAAAGGGAATCAAAAACGTACAAGATCAAGAACGGTAACTGGGTTGGCGAACAATCTCCTTGCCTCTCTGGCGATATCAGCGGTATCTCTGGCGATATAGATGCTTGTGAAATAACACCAGAAGAAAGAAAAAAGGGATTTAATGTTTCTGAATTGATCGAAAAACAGGAGGGAAAGTAAAATGTCGGTGATCGCAATCTGCAAGATCATCAATCAAGCGATGAAGTCTCGGCCAGTCCCGGGGTATACAGTAAAACAGGGCATGGAGTTAGCCGCCACGCTGTCCGAGGTATCCTTGGACTATGAATGGCGACAGAATATCCGAGTTTTGGAGGCTATGTAATGCAAGCTGCCGCTATCTGCCAAAAGTATCAACGATCACAGGATTTGTTGAAACACATACAGAGAAAGCGGCAGATATTCGAAGAGCTAGTGATAATCAAGAAGATAAGGGAGGGGTTCAAATGTCATTAAGTTGCAGTCAGGTAGTTGAGCAAATCAGGCAAGTTGTCGAGCATGAGCCACCAGTAGAAGGAACGCTGGGGAAAGAGCCGGACGAATACAGGGTCGATGTAATACTCGAGATATTGAAAAAAGCGAAAGTGAAGGTGCATTTATGAGAATAAAAAAAATCACATTAACAAATTTTCAGGGGATAAAATCCCTAACCGTGGAGCCAGACGGAAAAGATTTATCCGTCTTTGGCTACAACGAGACCGGAAAAACCACGTTAGCCAGCGCGATCACGTGGTTGTTGTTTGACAAACCGATCAATCAAGCGAAAGGGTTTACACCTAAAACCAGAAATCTTACCGGAGAAGAACACGGATTAGACCACGGCGTTGACGCGCAGTTCGAACTATCCGATGGTCGGATGGTCACTCTATCCAAGGTTTTCCGGGAAAACTGGACGAAGAAAAGAGGAAGTACGGAGAAGGAGCTTTCCGGGAACGTTGTTGAGTATGCTATTGATGCGGTTCCGGTCAAACAGAAAGATTATGATGTTTTCGTTCTGAGCCTTGCCAATGGTAACGCAGAGGCAATCAAAATACTAACGATGCCGGATTATTTCCCTGATGTAATGAATTGGGAAGGACGCAGGAAAATACTAATTGATCTCTGTGGTGACGTTTCTGATGCTGACGTGCTATCTATGAACCCAGAACTATCAGAGATCAGCGAATTCTTGTTAAAACCAGGCACTCTGGACCAGCGGTACACGCCGGCAGAATACCGGGAGATAGTCACGGCGGGAAAACGTAAAATCAACGAAGAGCTGAAATCGCTCCCGGGCAGGATTGACGAGGCTAAACGGTCAATCCCGGCAGAATTGCCAAAGAAAGAGGGATTATCGGTTAAAACCGATAGTCTTAAAAAATCTATAGACGAGCTGGCCGGACAGAAAAACTCAATCAAATCCGGTGACGCTGGATTAACAGCCAAGAATAAGCAGATAGCAGACATTAACCTCGCTATCTCCGAAGCCAGAACGAAGCACAATCAAGACCAGGAAGGAAAGAACGAGAAGACGCGGGAAAGGATTAAGGGATTACGAACAAAGAGGGACGAACAGTTCAATGCTCTTGTCGCCAAGAAGAACGAAGAAGTAAGAATCAATAATTCTATCTCCGAGCTTGAAGCGAAACAAAAGTCTTTACTTGCTGGGAAAGAGGACTTTCTAAGAGATCAATGGGATACAGGTCTTGAAGTCTGCCATTCTTGCGGACAATCTATCCAGAGAGACAAGATTGACGCGGCGAAAGCATCTTTCAACCTGAACAAGTCCCAAAAGATAGAGTCTATAACTAAGCAGATTGAAGAGAGTTGCTCAGATGTTATTATCCAGAAAGCAAAAGATGCTCTGTCTGTTGTGACATCTGAAAAGCAGGCGATTGAAACTAAAATTTCCTCGTTGGACAAAGATCATTCCGAGCTTGAAACAAAGATCATTGATGTTAAGTTCCACGATACTGCCGAATACAAGACGCTGAGTGACCAGTTATCAGCGATCAGCCTTACAGACGATAACAAGCGCATAGAAGATGCCACGGCAGAGATCGAAGTCAAGATCAAGGCAGCAGAAACCGAATACCAGGGAATCATAAACCAGATTGCCTTGTGCGATTTAGCCGAGCGGCAGAAAAAACGTATCGGAGAACTTGAAGATCAGCAAAAGACGCTTGCCAGAGAATATGAGCAGATTGAGAAAGGATTGTATCTTTGCGAGCAGTTTATTGCGGCAAAGATGTCTATGCTATCTGGCAAGATTAACGACAAATTTCAGTCCGTAAAGTTCCAGCTATTCAAAGAACAGATCAACGGGGGAATAGACGACAAGGTGTGTGAAGTAATGATCCCTTCCCCTGCCGGAGCTATGGTTCCCTATGCTTTTGCTAACAACGCCGGGAGGATCAACGCAGGGCTGGAAATTATTTCAACATTATCGGAACACTGGGGAATATCTTTTCCGGTAATTGTGGATAATGCAGAAGCGGTTTGTCGGCTAATCCCGATCAAGGCTCAGCTGATAGCGTTATATGTGTCAGAAAAAGATAAAGTGCTGCGGTTCGCGGTACACGAATAAAAGGAGGGAATTTTTATGGCAGAAACAAAGGCATTAACAACGGATGTAAAGAAAGAAACTTTTGACATGGTAATGGTCAAAGTAACTGGACTTCAAAAAACGGGCGAATTGAAATTTCCTACCGACTATGCGCCAGGGAACGCCCTAAACTCTGCGTGGCTGATGTTGCAAGACACGCAAGATAAGTCCGGGGCTCCTGCATTAACGGTATGCACTAAGGCCAGTATCAGGAACGCCATGTTAAGGATGGTTGGGCAAGGGCTGAACCCCGACAAAAGCCAGTGCTATTTTATAGTGTACGGGAACAAGCTGAGCTTGCAGAGATCATATTTTGGAGCAATGCACCTAGCAAAGTCTGTCGATGAGAGAATAGATGACATATATGCCGAGGTTGTTTATGGTGGAGACGAGTTTGAGTACGAAATATCCCTCGGGAAAAAAATAATAAAGAAGCATGCGCAGAGCATCAAGAATGTCAACAAATTTGATATCGTTGCGGCCTATGCGATCATAGCCTATAAAGATGGGACTACCACTACAACTATTATGACCTTCGAGGAGATCAAACAATCCTGGAAACAGTCGAAGATGAACCCTTTTGACGAAGAGGGAAAAATAAAAGCTACTAGCACCCACGGAAAGTTTACTGCTGAGATGGCCATGCGGACGGTAATCAATAAGGCATGTAAGCCAATCGTAAATAGTTCCAGCGACAAGAACCTTATGGCGAAGTTTGCCACAGAAAACGATCTGGAAAATGCTCAGATGGAAGCGCAGGAAGAGATTGAAAATAACGCCAATACGATAGAAATCCAGCCAATCGCCGAAGACGCTAAGCCGGAGAAAGAACAGCCAAAAGAAGAGAAGAAGGCAGAGACAGCCAAGGAAGTGCCGGCCCATGTAACCGTCTTGAATAAATACAAGCAAATGTACCCTGCGCAGCTGGAAGGATTTTTAACTACAGCCGGACTTGATGGCGTTCCCATCGAAGACCTGACAGCCAATGAAGCCGACGGAATAGTGGACGAACTAGAGGCCTGGATAAAAGCCAACAAAAGGGGGCAGAAATAATGATCAAAATAACTCCTATTGCCTCGGGAAGCAAGGGGAACTGTTATTTGATCGATGATGGTCAATCAAAATTGCTCATTGATTGCGGGATACCATTGTCCAGGATTCAAAAGGCACTAAGCTATCAGCTAACAGATATCGCCGGTTGCCTGGTCAGTCATTGCCACCTCGATCATAGCAAGGCGGTTAAGGACATGATGGATATGGGAACCGAGGTTTATATGTCTGCTGGTAGCGCAGATGCCTTGGACATTAAAAACCATCGATTAATAAAAATCAAAGCCATGCAGGAGTATTACATCGGAAGCTTAAAGGTTATCCCATTCGATGTCCAGCATGACGCTCCCGAGCCATTAGGATTTTTCTTAAAGTCAGTGGAAACCGGGGAATCGGTACTGTATTTTACTGACACGTTTTATATCAAATACAAATTCCCTGGAATTAACTATTTAATGGCTGAGTGCAATTATAGTCTGGACAGTCTGATTGCAAGCGTAGATAACGGGTATATTCCAGCGGCGATAGCGCCAAGGATCGTGAAAAGCCACATGAGCATAGATAATCTTTTGGAAATGCTGAAGGCTAACGATCTGAGCCAGCTAAAGCAGGTATATCTTTTGCATTTGTCCGACAATAATTCGGACGAGAAGTCTTTCAAGGAAGCAGTGCAACGAGCAACCGGAGCAGAGGTTTATGTCTGCTGATTGCAGATGTATTACGGGGGAGGGCGTTTTGCTCTCCCCGGAGATTGAGAAGAGGGAGATTAAGAGCATGGGAGCGTTAATGCCAGAATGCGCAAGAGAAAGCAGTCCGATAGAACAGACCAAAGAGAAGTTACATCACGACATAGAAGAACTTAGCGCTCAGACGAATCGATTGATAGAAAAGATACAGGCTGTATTAATTCCAGCCACACCATCAATAAACAAAAGCCCAGAGGGGAAAGCACTAGACAAGCCCATATGTGACACCGAAGCGTTTTTGAGAAAAGAAAGCTCAACAATTAGATCAATTTATGAATCTTTATGTGATGTCATTCAACGGTGCCAGCTATAGCGGCGGCTATTGCGTGGCTGGGCATCCAGCCCCGATGCGGAAAGGGAGAGAGGCAAGATTATGTATAGAAGCATTGCTATTTGCGATAAATGCAAAAAAGAACATGTATCCGAAGCGAGTTATGACAAAAGTGACTGGCTGAAACTAACATTAAGATCAAACAGGAGCCAATATTCCGAAGCAGAGTACCTCCTTTGCCCTGAATGTGCAGAAAAACTAGGGATAGAAAAAAAGGTCAACGAAAAAAAAGTCGTAAGTATTGGTGATGATTTGCTGGAAATACTTTATCAAATGGCACAAGAAGCCGTACAACAGTAACCCGCCGATCATAGAGCGGCACGATAGGTAAAGACTATACCCGTTGTTTACCTATCGTATACCTAACGGAGAGAGTCTGAGCCGGGCTTTAACGAGAACAAGCCTGATTAAAGAAACAGGCGAAAAACTTTAAAGGAGAACGAGGATGAGAGAGATAAAGTTTAGGGGTAAGTCGAGGGAGAGCGTTGAGTTCCCTTGCACATCAATAGAAAAAGGGGATTGGATAGAAGGCTTTTATTGCTATTCGTATGGAGATAATGAAACAAAAATTATTACTAGGATACAAGTAGAAAGCGGAGGCGTTGGTAGCGGATTAGCAGAAATAGAAATTTCTGTTTTTCCAGAAACGGTTGAACAATACACCGGGCTCAAAGACAAGAACGGGAAAGAAATATTCGAGGGGGATATTCTATTATCAAGAAGTGTAGAGGTCTTGGATGGAAGTGACGATATACAACACGTAGTAGCCTTTAATACAACTGATTACAATGCCTATTTTGATTTTGGTTATTGCAAGCGGCCAGCACACTGCGAGGTTATTGGAAATACCCACGAGAACCCGGAGTTGCTATCGGCTCCCCTCGCGCCGGAGGAGGTGAAGGGATGCCGATAACAAAGGATAATAAAGGCAGAATAACTTGTACCTTTGGAACAGCTGATATATTAATCGCACCAGCAAGAATAGCATTAGATGCAAAAGATACATTTGTTCTTTTAGGAGAAATAGAACCAAATCCAGAGTTAATAGATGTTGAACGTCCAGAATTTTTTGGAAAACATATGGAAAACTGGATGGTGAAATTAATCTTTAATAATCCAAAATCTATTGATGCTTTTATCCATGTATTGCAAGCATTTAAAGAACAATCCAAGGAGCCGACATGAGCACAAACGAAATACCGTATATGTACAGACCATTATATCCAGAACAGAAGGAAGAATCATTGAGTAGCAAGATACAAAAGATATGCGGGATTAAGCCGCTATCGATTAGGGAGCTAAAAAAAAATGGGCAGCTTTGATCTAAAGCCGAGACAAAAGGACAAGGAATAACCGTAGGGGGCGGCGACAAATGACCATCAACAGCCTAAATGATCTGCTGATGAGCCGAGATTTCATGGAGAGGAGGTGAATCTAATGGAAACGAAAAGTATTGATGAAAAATGGAAGGGACTAATCGATTGCGGAAATTATTTTAAAGAGGAAGAGGAGAGAGCATGAACATAGAAAGACCAGCAGAACCAGCGTATTGCAACGAGAATCCTGAGCAATGGGCAAGGATAGTGCTCTGGTGCGATTCCGAGATTGCGCGCCTACAATCGGAGCTTGCGGAGGAGAAGCGCAAGGTGGAAGCCGTAAACGGGGAGGGGAAGTAATGAGAGATTTTTGTCAAAACTGTGGAGTCAACTAACCCGCCGATCATAGAGCGGCACGATAGGTAAAGACTATACCAGTTGTTTACCTATCGTATACCTAACGGAGAGAGTCTGAGCCGGGCTTTAACGAGAACAAGCCTGATTAAAGAAACAGGCGAAAAACTTTAAAGGAGAACGAGGATGAGAGAGCCGGTAATCGTCAATGGCGTGGAGATAGGGTATACATCAAAGGATATGGTAATGAAAAAGTTTTCATGGGTTAGACGAATATTGAATTGGTTTTGGTTTCATTGTCCTGATTGTAAAGGAAAAATGACTGTGGCTTTTTTAGATATGCAATTTGATAAACTTGTGTACGAATGTGTTGATTGTAAAAAACTGTGGATATAAAAGGAGAGATAATATGCCAGAATGTTTAACGTGTAAATGCGGCAATCAAGAATGGATCATTATGGGAGATAGGATAGAATGTTCCAAGTGTAGGGACACGTATATATTTGATGGTGTTTCCGAAATGATTGAATGTTTAGACAAATTAATGCAACTCATCAATCATAAATTATGAGAACCAATCAAATCGGAGGATAACCCATGACAACACAGAAGAATTGATAAGATCAATTCTGTATTAAGCAAGAAAGCCGCTGAGTACGCAAGTGAAGACAGGTTATACAACTTCAAGCGGTCGGCAGAGATATTGAGGACAAGCCCCGAAAAAGCACTATCCGGGATGATGGTCAAACACTTAGTCAGCGTGTTTGATTTGATTGAGGGAAGAATACCGACATCACAGGAAATGATCGATGAAAAAATTGGGGATATGATTAACTATTTGATATTGCTAGAAGCGGTACTGAAAGAGAAGGAGCCGACATGAGCAGTACAAAAATGAAAGTTATCAACAAAGAAACGATAGGAGAAGTTATTTGTGGTAATGGTTCCCATGCAGGAATATTAATCGTGAGAGACAACCAAGTGTTCTGGAACCCTAAAGACCATGGTAATTACGAGTACGGAATAGATTTTATAGAAGAATTACTAGAGAACATGAAAAGGATAAAGGACATTCAATGACCTACGCATCGATCAACGATCTGCCGATGAGCCAATCCGCAAGATGAATGAAGAGAAGGAGTAAAAATGCGTTATCCAGTAAATATTTCATCACTTAAGAAAGAATTAACCGCAGGAAAAATGAAAGCAATAATCCTTCATTATTTTAGGTTTCAATATTCGAAGATGTGCTATTATATTGCTACAGAAGCCGGAGGATATAATGCTGATGTCTTTTTACTTAATGATGATGAATCTATAGAAATTGAAATAAAAATATCTAAGACTGATTTAAGGAATGATAATAAAAAACAAAAGCATATAAAATATAAAAACCATTCCACGAATGAATACAGCCAGCACCCGAACAAGTTTTATTTTGCTGTCCCTTTTGCTTTGGTTGATGAAGCAAGAATTATTTCCGAAGAAATCAATCCTAAATACGGAATTCTATGCATACATGATGGAAGAGTTAATATTGCAAAAACAGCTAAAAAGATGCACAAAGACAAGCCAAGCAATATGACAAAAAAGGTTATAGCTAAAAGGATGGCATCTGAATTAATAAACTTACGGTTAGAGCATTACGATAGACAAGGGGTTATGTTTCTATGACCGAACTTGCCGACTATCTCCATAACCCAGCCATGCGCGAGTGCAACCCGGGGATTGCGCTGGATGAGCCGGGGAAGAAGCCAAAGAAGACAAAGTATTATGCTTCTGATGGAACTGAGCTTGACAGCAAAGGTGAACTTGATCGATACGAAGATTTGTTAATGTTTCAAAAATGTGGAGATATTTATAATCTTAAAGCTCATCCAAGATATACGTTGCAAGAAGTACCCAGGCTCAGATACAAGCCTGATTTTGTTTACATCGTAACCGTTGAGTATCTCTGGCAGGATTATTCGTCTAAGTTGCTACGAGGAGAGATGGTTATCGAAGAGATCAAAGCTGTAACGAAAGGAGGGAAACTACTAAGAGCTGAAACAAGTTTAGTAAGAATGAAGATGTTAAAGAACAAATATCCACGTTCCAGATGCTTCATTGGCAAGCCGGGGATGTGGCGAGAGATCAAATAAAAAGGAGAAGGATATGAATATCAACGAGTTAACATTAGGAGAAATAAAAGAAATTAGTAAACTGGTGGGTTGTGATACTACAGATAATTCTGCTTGGGATATTGGAAAACAGTATTTCATCAGAACTGTTACGTTTAGTTATGTTGGCAAGTTAATAAAAGTAACAAAAAACGAGTTAGTATTAGATAAAGTCTCTTGGATAGCTGATTCTGGACGGTTTCAACCAGCATTATCAGAGGGAGTAGAGAAACAATCATCCGCTGAAATTGAACTCTTCCCGAAACCGGTAATAATCGGACGTGGAGCAATTATCGATGCCGTAGAATACGTCCCTGCCTTGCCGGAGAAACAAAAATGAACCAAACCATATTAAGAACTAGCTACGATTTAATCTCCAACTGGAGCTGGAGCAGGAGCTTGAGCGGGAGCAGGAGCTGGAGCGGGATCAGGAGCGGGAGCAGGAGCGGGAGCAGGAGCGGGAGCAGGAGCGGGAGCAGGAGCGGGAGCAGGAGCGGGAGCAGGAGCGGGAGCAGGAGCGGGAGCTTGAGCTGGAGCGGGAGCGGGAGCTGGAGCAGGAGCTGGAGCGGGAGCAGGAGCTGGAGCTGGAGCGGATAAAACTAAGCCGTAAAAATAAAAAGGAGAAGGATATGAAAAATTTTATCATCGGAGCGGGAATGTTTTTTACTTCTATACTCGCATGCGCTATTCTCTTCGCCTTAATCCTTGCAGGCACAGATGGACCAACCGCGGATTACACCGGGAAGCTGGAAGCTACAACGTATATGAGCGGTAGCGCTGGTGAATCATCATACTATCTCTTGAAGTTTGAGGGGATAGAGCCGATCAAGTGTTACTCTGCGCCTATACTACAAATAGGAAAGAAATATGCGCTATATAGCGCAGGGAATAATATTTATTCAATAAGGAGGATGCAATGATAATACAGGTACATTCAGATCAGTTAACGATTACCAAGCAAGGGATATATACCCAGATCGAAGTTCCAGACACCGCTAGGACGGAGCCTAGCATTGTAGTAGCTGTCCCGGATACGTTCGAGGGATTGATTAATCATCTTACTGAATCCCATGGAAGAGCATTCCGTGAGTGGGTGCTGGACAGAGTAATTACTAGAACCGAGATCAATTTTTGATTGGAGGATACAATGATGAAGAAACTACTGATAGCCGTGTGTTTGATGTTCCTGGCGGCGGGAGCGGGATGGGGTTCAGAATTTAAAATTATTGCTGTAGCGGGGGAAATAGTTACAGTTGATTCTCGAGTTATTCATTTTTATAATTTCGGAGATCAGCTGATTAACCTGGATGCAGGTTATCATCCCTATGAAATGGCAAGAACTGGAATATTGGAAAGTTTGAGAGCAGATAACAGCCGCCTTGCCTCCGAGAATGTCGCGTTGAAAGAGCAAATAGAGAAGTTATCGGCGGAGATTGCGATTAACGATATGTACGCTATCTCTCCCTCCGACGAAGCAATATTTCGACAAGGCTATGCGTCTGGGTGCCGAGAAGAAGCCAGGCTCACAAGTGAGACCACCGCACTGAGGGCGGAGAATGAGAGGCTTCGCAACAAATACGAGACAGCGCATTTTACCCCAGATCAACTTGATAAAATGATGCATCCTCGCAGGCTAAAATATCTGGTGGGGAAGTGGGTCTACAGAACACAACCGATCTATGATAAGTATAAACTTTGTGAGACATCTTTTATGCGGCACAAAGAATACAAGTCTTATCCGGTTAAAATTGAAAAAGTAACAGATAGAGATTTTACTTATAGTCATTGCCGCAAGGCTTGTGGCGAACTTTATTTCAACAAAGATGTGCGCTATGCAACGTTTCCTCTACAGCCATACGATGATGGGAACTGGGAGATAGTAAAAAACCCAGACGGGGAGGAATAATGATGAATAAGCCGGTCATAGTGAATGGAGTGGAGATAGATAACATCCTAGAAGTGATGCATAAGAATGGACTTCGTTACGTGGCGGGAAAATATAGGTCTGGATATTACAAGACACAGGAAGAAGCTACTTTACATAGCCAGAAAGACGCTAAAGCCGAACACGAACGGTTGCACAAGGCATTTGGGGATATGACTTGTCGTGGCAGATACTCAATATCACTGGAAGTCAGAAAAGAGTTTATAAAATATATCAATGAAAATGGTTACAAGAAAAACTTCGATGATTGGCTTCGAGAAAAAGCCAAAGCAGAAAGCGAGGGGAAGAATGATTAAGTACTTTCTTCATCTAATGTTTATTCTCTGTTGCGTTTCGCTGATCTGCTGGCCGAGCGTCAAGCAATTCCGGCAAGACTGCGTGATGCTGGAACAGACACTGGAAGCTCAAAAGTACTGGGAATTAATAAAAGTAATAAAACCTAAACATTATTGGAGCTTTATACCTTATGTTTCTGGAACAGACGGACATTATGGCGGGAGTTTTAGGAATGCTAACCGCCCTCACTGTCACAGGTGGGGGCGGAGGGGGATACGAATAAGGTATATCTCGATTACTTCATTTTTATGAGCCAGATATATTTTTTCGGCCTGTTCCTTATCTCTGTTAGCTCCCTGATCTATCGGGAGCAACTTCAATAATATCTGGCATATTTCGTGACACGGTTCTTCGTGCCGGTTATTCAAAAAGTTAAGGGGCAATATCTGAGTAACAAGGATATCCCACCAGCCATAAGGATCATGTTTCTTCCCCTGGTATCTTTCCCAGAGCGCATCAAGCTCCGACATACCGTACCCGGGAACGCTCACGAAATCCCATAGTTTAGGAGTAGAATAACTTGCTTCCCTGTCATGCACTCCATGCGCTGGGTCAGACGTTACTATCCGGTTACTCCATGGTTTACCCGGGCACACAGGAAATACTATCTCCTCATGCCAGAATACCCAGTTTTTAAACCAGTTGATCATGCCAGACCAGAAATCTTGTTTACTGGCATGTTTGAAAGCTCTTTGTAATACTCGGTTATTCCGTTCCATCTACGTCACCTATCTGCGGCGTTGGTTATTAAGCTCTGTAACGCCCAGCCTACTAACAACAATCCAACATCTGACCAATCCCAGAAGCCATCTTTGCCTTCTTCCTGAGGCTTCCCGAAGTTCACATCAACAGACTCTTTGCCAATCGAAACTCCGATCATGCAAGCCAACTGCAACGGCTGAGACATCTGCATCCCTTGAAGAATGCTTGTAACGACTGCGCCTGTTCCGATGTTAGATAACCCTCTTGCCCAATCGTTATTGTTCGGCAGATTGATGACAATTCCCTCTTTAGGCTGGATATCTCCGGTTTCTGCATACGCTGGTATCCATCCGACAGACAAAACCAATCCTAGGGCAATTAATAATAGTTTCTTCATGCTATTTCACCTCCTTCAAAAATGGGTTGTTTTCGTTTATTGTTCCAAAAGCATAAACATCATTTATCCAATAAAACAGTTTTCTTACCTCATCATCTGGTAACTGTAGAATTTTTTCTTGCAATTTATTCTGCCGGGACTTATTGGTGATCTCTCTGGCCTCAATAACAGACAGCCTACCCTTAACCAGAAATATAAAATCTTTATCGGAAAGTTTTCCTTGGCTATTGTATTCAGCAAACATTTTTAAAAACTCTATGTCTGCCTTTTGATCTTCCATAGCATTGCTGTGATCTTCCAGGACTATTTTAACTAAGGATTGACTAGCTAGCTTCTCGAAATCTGCTGCAGATGCAGGGACTAATCCTCCTATTGTTAAAGTTAATAACATTACCATAATAATCAACAACTTTTTCATTCTGTTTTTCCTCTCTTTATCATTTTATGTAATTCTCTCGTAGCAACCGCCGCGGCGTTGTATGAAATTGCTTTCGCAGATGAATCACATATAACATTAGGAGGTCTGTTGGCCATGCCTTGCTTGCAGTCATACCATACAGCTGATTCTATTGTTGCAAAAAAATCTGGATATTTCTTTATAAGTTCAGTCGTTTTTATGATTATTCACCTCGCTTTCAAAAATTCCATGCTGGCTCATCCCAGTTGTCTTCTATTTCGTCCCACATTATGACTCATCGTTCTGGCCCTGATTAATCGGTCTTATCTCTTTGCTACCGTCCTCGTTGATAGTTACGATTACGTTGTCCTCTTCGTCCATAAGCTATCCCTCCTCGAATCGGTTGTAATCCCCAACGCTTACATGTATCCCCCACTTATACCGCCTGATCTTATACTTCCCGGGGAATACGCTATCGAGCCACTTATAGACCTCCTTATGGTCAACTCCCTCTATATGGAAGTCCAACGCCTTCCCTATCAAGTGGTCACTCTTAGCCGTTACTGTCTGGTTATTCCTGATGCACTCTAGGCGGTGATGGTTCCAGCACCTATTCGCACCATGAATAACCAGTTGATTAATATAATGAGATTCGATAGCGCTGATAACTTCAGCAAGTTCAACGTCCATTATGTCCCGGCCACATCCACAGCGACAGGAATAATCTTTACGTTTATGTTTATCGAAAAATCCCATTAGTTCATCACCAGTACTTGCTTAATGAGTAACCCGTTCCACGCCCAGTTCATATAATAGACAGGATACGGGGAATAATTGGTTTCTGATATGATCGTTAAGTTATTAATATTCATAATTCGCCGCCTTGGTTGTTGTTCAGACTAGAATTAATCACAGCTTGCTTTAAGGATCTTGACTTAGCAATGCCGGGAACCTTGCCAGTCGCTTGTATCCCTAGTTTATTTATCGCTGGAGATACCAGAGGGAACAACGCCACGTCATGAGCGATCCCAGCAATCCTAAGTATATTTGCAAATCCTTCATGACTCCCTGATCCCCCGCCGCGGCCGGGAAAAAGGTTCTCAAACGGCTCCCGAACTATCGCATCCCTTAATTCATCCATAAACTTCAATTCTTCGGGAACTATCTCATCTAACTCCTTAAATAACGACTGAGTAGTTTCGTCTTTATTGAATATTCCCTTAAGGTTCCTTGCGACATTTTCGTCTTTGAGCTTGGTTAACAACCTACTTTTTATAGTAGATATTTGATTGTAGTCACTATTGGCTTTTGCATATTTAGGGGATACTACGGAAAGCTTTTTATTTATATCATCAGCAATAACTTTTAAAATGGCATCACCTTCAGTAGAGGTCTTCTTGACTGTTCCATAGGTATAATTAACTGACTGCTGAATGTTTTTCTTTATCGCGTGTAGTTCTTGTGGTTTCACCCCTCCAACGCTTGATAAGTCCATGAGTTTGCTTTTTACTGAGTTTATGGTTCTTAGATCGTCTTTATTTAATGTTTGTACTCTTCCGTATTGTGAACTTTCTATTTGATTGTTTATTCTAGTAACAAGATCATCTACGGGAACTTTTTGCTTATCCATTCCCCTGAGAGCATCTCTTTCTGCTTGCGTAGCTCGTCCGGCTTTGTCCTTTGCATAATTGACCGCTTCCTGCACTCTTTTACCAATGGCATCATATATTCTAGGGTTCCATTTGCCTTTAAATATTGATTCCCCGGACATTTCTTTTGTTACTGCATGTTCGTAAAACTCTGGCCGGACAGAAGATAATGTACCTTGAACATAGGAGGCTGTTTTCTTCGTAAGTCCAGAGATAGCATTAGCTACTGGATCGGTTAACTTGCTTATATTCTGTGATATCTTCTTAATCCCAACGTTAGTTAGTTCATTGTTCCCTGCATTCATTTCAGCCCCGGGAATAGGAGCGGCATAGCCAGCCACTTTCCCAACATTCCTTAATGCGCTTCCTACCCCTGTTTGTGGTTGCAAATTATCTTGCGGCTCGATGTTCATCCCAAGTGTCTCAGCCGCACCCAGCCCTAATTGTTGAGCTTCGTTAAATATGGTTTTAGCTACTTCTACGCTTTCCTTTAATCCTTCCTTTAGCGGACTTACCTGTGGATCATATGCGCTCCTATGAAGTTCATCCGCTGGCTGGGTTGTTATTTCTTTAGGTGACAACATATCATCGGAGCTTATCTTCGTCATTAGATCATCGCTGATCGTCCCGGATTCAAGTTGTTTCATTTCTTCGTCAGTTATCGTTACCATTATTTCGTACTCCAAGTCCCGTCAGGGTTCTTCTGCCATGTGCCGAACTGATTTGTTTTTACATTAGTAGCTCCAAACTTTTCATATCCGGGGATAGACGAAATATCCGTGTCATATCCTTCTAAGACAACGTTGTATAAGTTTTTTCTCTTTGCATTAAGTATTTGTTGTACCTCCGCTAACCCTGCCTCAAAAGTTAATTTTCCAGCGGCTACATTCCCAACTGCGTCAGAAATTACTTTCCTGTCGTAATCAGACGGTCTACTTCCTTGGTTCTCCTTGACTAATCCCTGTATAAACATTTCAAGAGAAGTTTTTAGCCCTTGCAATTCTGGATCAATCAGGACAGGAAGCTTGTCTTTTATGATCGCAGTCTTAACGGCGGATATTTTATTCTCTGGTATCTTGTTAATGTTTGCAAAAACTCTTTCAAGTCCTGCATTAGTATCTCCGCTGGCCTTTATTCCTTCAATCATTGAGGCAGGAACCTTCTTTTCGCTTAATCTTTGCAATACGGGAAGTGTTTGTACGTTTTCTTGCTTTTGCTCAAATCCTGTCTTAGTAGACGCTCGTGTTTTTTCTCCTGTTAGCTCTGCTGGGACATATCTATATAAAGGGTTTCCTTTATTATCAGTGACTGCATCAGTTTTGATAGGATTGCCTTGCCCATCATAAGTTATCCTGTAGGCTGCGCCAGTATCTGACGCTAACGTTTCCCCAGTAGTTTTCCCCGCATCTATATAGTCCTTCCATTCTCCATTACCAATATCAAGGAACTCCATCGGTGCTATTTCTTGAAACTGAGGATTAGACTGATATACCTTTTTTATCCATTGTGCTTGCCCTTCTGGGGTAAGCTTGTCATATACTTGTTTCCCTGCTTTCAACGTGTTGTCAAAAGTCTTTTGTAGCTTATCTATTCTTAAAGCTTCTTTCTGCTTATTTATTTGTCCCGCCGCCGCCAAAGACTGAACAGCATTATCCGGGTTGGCCGACGCCATTAACGTAGCAGTCGATTCAAGGTTCTGCGGGTTAGTCAACGCCGATACCGTTCCCCTTACTGCATCACTACCGCCTGGCATCAATGCAGCCGATGGTTCATACATGCTTTTTAAAATGCTTCCTTGCCCGGCTCCCTGTACTCCTGACTTGACGATATCCGTTTCCCCTCTTGGAGAAGTGATCGCTGCCCCTGCTGCTGCTACTGGGTTGCCGCCGGACATAACGTAGGCTACTCCGAAATCTATAGCAGCGTTTACGGGGTTAAACTCTTTTGCCTTATCCTCTTTGCGTTTCTCAGAACGCTTAATTCTCTCCTGCTCTCTAACGGTTTCACCCTTCATGAAAGCTTCGTATAGCACAGGGTTAACATTCAAAGAATTTGGACTATAGACGTTTGCCATGTTTTGCCTTTCTTAAGCTGGTGTATAATGCTCATCAATATATGCCTTAACTTCTGCATCGTTATTATATAAATCCTTGAATTTTTTGAGGTTTGCTGATGTACCTTTTAAATCTTCTCCGGAAGTTATTTTCAAGCCTTTTCCGTTAAAGAGTTCAACTAATTCAGGGTCAAAGTCTGTTCTTGCGGTATGTGTAAATATCTGACCAGTTACGTAGGAATCAGACAATAGCACTTCTCCACCGGTAAACGGCTCCATGTACCCCTTGTCGCCAGGTTCCTTCCCGGCATTAAATGTTGTAAATATCTTGTTCAGCTCATCTAGGCTTGGAGCTTTATTCGCGGCTATCTTGGATGTTACATAGGTGTCAATTATTTCATCCTTTTTATCTGCAAAATTGATGTCTGCTGCGTCTATTCCATAAGCCTCTGATATCTGTTTTATTGCGGTATCTCCGGATACCATCCCGTTTTGTAACCCTTGCCAGATAAAATTAAGTTTTGTTACCTTATCGTTCAAGTCTTTTGAGCTCTCGAAAGGCAACATTGCAGGGATGCCTTTATATTCTGCCAGGGTGTTCCTATCCTCTGTTGTTAAGTCGGCTATTTGGATGTTCCCGTTATCTATCATTGATAAAAGGTTGGAGGCCTTTGCATCCCCGATCTTGTAGTCCCACTGTTCTTGTTCCATATCAAGCGACCGCTTACGAAGATCATAATCTTTCGCGGATAAGTTATTCTTGTCTTGCTCAAGCTTCAACAAAGAATCACGATATTGATTGTCAGAGCTAAACTGTAATTTAGCTAACGTATCATTTCCTTGGTATGTTCCTGTTAAGGATGCTTCTTTTATGGAGTTGTCAACCTGGGCTTGGTCTTTCTGGAAATCTAGTTGATCTACCGCTAGTGTTGTTCCTGCTCCGGTAACGCCTTCTGTTTTATATATATCCGCAAGATTTTTACTTATTGATTCTGATATGCTTGCGCCTTGAACAGCGCCTGTTTGCCCAAGAGACGCGACAAGAGATGCTTGATTTTTGGCTATATCTGATTGTCCCGACACTCCTGTTAGCCCAATGGTTGACAAATCTTTATACCCAGCTAACTGATCTTGATATAGCTTGCTTAATACTGGAGCCATCTTATTAATATTTGCCGTTCCACTTCCAGTATATCCTTGCGCGGCTAACTGCTTGTTAACTAATCCCATCTGCTGCAAATATGCAGGGGATTCATACAATGGAGCTGCGCCTGTTAAAGTATCGGTATATCCTTTTATTCCAGTAGATAATACCCCAGCAGCAGGAGCATATCCGGAGGACGCTCCACTAAGGATATTATTTACGTCTGCGGAAGTTATTCCGAGATTTTTATATAGGGTGTCTAGTGCTGACTTGTTGCTGGTTATTGCATCGGCAGCTTTTTTTGTCCCTGAATATAATGTCTCTAACGCTGATTCTGCCATGTTTTAGCCTCCTGTTATATAGCTACTCCCGCAAGTCTCATCTGTTGTTTAATTTTTCTTAAGTCCTGTTGAATTTCCATAAAATTTGTATTTATAGTATTGTCATCTCCTGTCCCAGAAGCCTTTACTATTTTTCCAACCGTAGATAGAGTTGACCAATCATCAGTAGAGTTTAGCTGGATATCATGTGGCAAACTAACTATGTCATTCATGCTGAGATAACCTCCAGTTTTTCTTCAAATCCACAGATAATAAAGTCTACTTCATCCCCCATGATAATTTTGTATTGACGGGTGATATAAGTACCCATCGGAAATAAACTTATGATAAATTCCCTATCACCGAGACTGCCAGAATCAATAGTATTCTCTACAGCGTTACTCCATTCTGAGTCGCCATTATCTCTCCAATATATATATATAGTTTTTTCTACTGCTGTTTCTCCTCGTTTCCCTTTAATCTTTAGACAGTCAGAGCTTTTTTCTTCCCATATTCCATGATCAATATGCCCGGTTACTATTTCGATCTTAACCGTTGTTCCTGCATCAGTTAAATTAGTCTTAGAGAATCCATACAATTTACTATCAAGCCTATCTCCGATCAGATAGTCTCCCCATCCAGCAGCATATACGCTATTTATTCCTCTAAACTGAGTATGGGCATTTCCTGACCAGTAAGTCCATTCGTACCAATCGTTAATCTCTCCATTGGAACGATTGTAAAGGGTTATGTTGTGCGCTAAAGTAATGCCTTCTGATGGGAAATGACACAGCAAGAAGTCATAACCTTCTAAACTAGATACCACTTCTATTTTTACATCGTTGATGGTTTCTAGCTGCTGGATAAACCTATTGTATGGGAAGGAAATGGTTATAGGGGTGTATCCTCTTAATAAAACTATTTCTCTATTGTTTGATAACAGATATATATCTCTTTTATATTTTGTTACGGAATCAGCCGAAAAAGCACCGATATCAATTAATGCTCCGGCTATTTGATAGAACGCAGTTTCCTCCCCTGTATAAGACCACGGCTCAACGCTATCTGTCCCGATAATATAAACAATATGGTTAGCTTCTATGATTGCCACTATATCGTCAACGCTTCTTGGGGCAGTGTAATCTTCTCCACCAGTGAAAGTTAATGGAGCGTTTACGATTGCCGTTATCCAGGTCTGTTTTTTTATCGCGGAGGAAGTATCGTTAGCTATAAGGACACCATCGACTTGAGTTACATGAGTACACGATACAGGATCATCGGCTCCTACCATTTTAGTAGCTCCGCCAGCAACCCCGTCTGTATAAACGATTCTTCCACCATTTGCGATAAACAACCAGATTTTATTCGATGAAGTTTCCTTAACCTCGATAAAGGTACATTGGCCCCGTTGTTCTAATAACGAAACGCCTGCGCTAAGTTCGGTAATCACATAAGAACTATCAATGCTAAAAATTCTCCCATTCGAAACGATAACAACGATATCTTTTTTCCTCCACCAGTATGTGCCATCTATAGGGCTGTCTGTCTCAAAGTCTACTAATTCTGCCCCAAGAGCTGGCCTACGGTTCCAAGATAAAGTTTCGTCTCTAAACGCATTTTTCATATAATACAAAGAATCTGTTAATGCTACCGGATCAACGTTTCTATTTGGGCTATTAAATTTATATCTTTGTATTATAGTTTCTGCCATTTTTTCATTCCTACGGTAGCGCATTTGTTACTGTATAAGTTATTGTTGCCCCTTCAAACTTCGCGGTATCTGTTCCTACCCCATCCCCATCAAACTGAACAAAAATAAAATAGTTATATCCATTATTCAAAATAGTGGTTACGCTAATACTGGAATCAGATAATGTATTTGCTCCGGAGGCAGAGGAAGCGGAGGCTGCCGCGATTGCTGACTTGTCCGTCCCCGTTGAGGTTGCCCTAACGAGCTGGAAGTTCCAGTCGTAGTCTGATCCACTAGAAGTAAATACGGAAACGTTTGAAATAGAACAGCTATCAGGTAGATTAACAGGAGCGAAAACGGAGCACCAGGTATCCCCAGTAAAAGAATAGTTACCCGATGACGTTTTTGTTAATTCTGATGTAGGATCTGACCATACCTGGAACTGACACGCTGGCATAGCGTAATACCTGGTCTGCGCTGAGTTGTACTTGAAAGCATTTGCCGATACCGTCCCTTGGGTCAGTATGCTGCCGTCACCCTTGAAATAAATTTCATCGGAATTAAGCGCCCCGAATGGCATAGACTTAAATATTGCCAGATTATCATTTGCCCCGATAGCTCCACTGCCCTTAGAAACTGAGAAAATGAGTGGTGCGCTTTCCGAGCTAAATGAATTACCGTTATCAGTCGTTGTGGCTGCGCCATGTATGTTGAATGCCCCTGCTCCCTCGCCAAGCCCTAATATTTGCGCCCCGCCAAGAGTCGGGGACATTTTTCTGACAGCGATAAATGTATTCGAACTAACGGTTGTCTGGTATCCCGCCCCAGTGTTATCGATATCAGACGATTGGCCTGTAAGGATGTTATCGTCAAGAGCCCCCTGATGCAGGATTAACCCCTGGCTGACATCTTTTTGTTCTGTTCCGACACTGGCAACGCTGTCTTGAAATTTGCATCCTTCCATCAATATTGCGTATCCAGTTTTTGCCGTTAAAGATGCATGACCGCTACTGCTGACAAGAGTGAGAAGGTCGGTAAGGTTATTCTTGAAATAAATTCCCTGCCCAAGAGCACTATTAACTACTGTAAGCCCGGTAGCAGTTTGAGATAACGCAATCCCTAGACCAGTAGAATCATAGTGTCCGAATGTCGCGATATTAGAGCCGACAACAGCGTCATATCCTATTCTAGCTCTTCCAATGAAGGATTGATTGTTTGTATTAGTTCCTACATATATCACGTTATGGAACGATACTGTTCTGTTTGTGCTAATTGATTGGCTTCCGAACATGGCTATTTGTTGCCCCATCGGATTAGTTATTTGTACGTATCCATTATTAGTCGCGGAATCTCCCAGCCCGGGAACAATCCGGATGCATCCCTTATAGGAGCTTGCTTCATTGCCAACATGCCAAACAGCGCCGCCTCGGGTTCCTCCGCTTCCGCCTCCACCACCAACAAAGATGGTGCTTGTGTCTGCGCCATCCGCCGTATTAGCCAGTAACCCTTTACTTGCCCAAGAATAGATAAAATCCTGAGCATATATCTTTTGTGTCGTCAGATTGTTTGCAGATACCCCGGCATTAGCTGATATCTGACCGTTGCTGACGATGCGAGTATTCACGGTTACATAAGTAAAGACGGCAGATGATGGAGTATTGCTCCCAATCTTCAAGTCGTCGGCTTCTCCACTATTAATATCAAAGTTACTACCTTCTATCTCTGACGAGCCAGCGGTAAGCTTGCCTGACAAGGTATGTGCATAAATAGTATCTACAGTTATCTCATTGCATGAAATAGTATCTAGGTTAATGGTTGCTGTTCCATTATAGAAGCTATTGAGACTAGTAACGACAGCGGATAGGGTCGGACTGATCCCGTCGATAGTTATCCCCGTCCCCCCGCTCCATATGCCAAACTGTATTGGATTGTAGGTGTCAGACAGCGATAGGGTTCCTGTTCCGAATTTCCATTGGTATGTTCCGGCTTCAATATAAGCATTGGGTGTTATCGTGAATCCGTTAGCAATTGTTATGGCTGCGCCTGGCAACATTTTCCATATAACGTTTGGAGAACCCAATATATCTTCCGCTACCGTAAAGCTCCCGTCAAATAATAATGTTCCGCCTCCGAGAGAAACGGCGGCTGATATTGCATCATTAATGTCATTAGCGTTTGTTCCGTAGTCGTTGGCGACATCGATATAAAACCCTAGCGAAACATATCCTTTTATTCTTACATCGTTTATATCTTTTATTGTGTATCCATCTGCGTCTTTCAATACTACTCTATATATATCGTCGAAATATCTGATTTTAGCCCCATAAGCATCTAATGTTACTGGATTGGCGGCAGCGGTAGTTTTTGCTGCATCTTCCCATATCGTCATCGTGGTAGAAGAACCATCATTAGCATAAAAGGTTATCGTTCCGTCAGCCATCGGTAGTCCTGCGTCATCATGGAAGCCATTTATCAACGCATCCCAAGGGATGGCCGTAGTTGCCGCATAAGCTGGAATTGCAAAAAAAACAAAGGATATCAAGGCTACTATTATTTTCTTCATTTATATTTTATTCCTTCTTGATCATCATGTTTTTAATTTCGTCGATCTTATCGAAGATCCTTTGAACGTTGACTTTAATCTCATTTAGTCCACGGTTATTACTTTCTTTTTCTGCGTCAAATAGGGATTTGTCGAGCTTGGCCTCGACTAATTGCTTTAACACAGATATTCGTTCTTCTGATATTTTACTGGATATGAATGTCGAACCGCCAATTCCAATTACCATCATTATTAATCCGAGTACAATTTGCTCGATCATGCCCTTCTCCTTCCAGATGATGATAGAGTTGGATTAGAATAAATAAAGTAGTCCGCATCAGCATTAAGACCAAAATCCACAACTACATGATACTGCTTGTCAGCTCTTAGAGGAACGAATAGCATGTTAGCAGTAGTAGCGTCATTTAAGGATGTTATTTTGTAAATAGCTTTGTATGCTTCCCCATCGTGAATCCTTTCGTGGGCATAATCAATAGTAATAACATGTTCAATAAATTGGTTAGAAATATTGAGAACATAACTTTTAATCAAGGAAATATCATTTTTTATTAGTTCCACCCAAGCCGGAGAATCAGCCATAACAAGGCCGGTTAGTGAAAATCCTATAATTAATCCTATCAATATTTTCTTCATGGTCTTATCCAGCTCTTAACGTTATCTCTCCAATTAGTTTTCGGAGTATAGTTTTTTAAAGCAGTAGATGGTGCATAATTAGGCTGCATAAACATAGCACTCAACGCTAGCACAGCTCCAACACTTTCATTTACAGTAAATTCATTACTAGTATTATCTGCATTAGTGCTAAAGATGAATCTTTGCTCGAATGGAACAGTTTTATAATATAAAATCTGCATCTGCTCTTTAGTTAGATTAATGTTAGTTGTAACACTTGATGGCATTAGACATTCATTTACTGAAACAGTTTGATGCCTAGAAATAGCATCGGATGTCAAAGTATATTTATATCTAAAAACATGATCTGGGGCAAAATCCTGATCGATAACCCTCGCTGTTCCGTATGGTATTCCGCCATGAATATATTCTCTTATTCCATAGTTAAACGTTGGCCATTGAATAGTATAATCTGACCAACTTTGTTGACCATTAAGGAAACTTACATGATGGTTGTAATCAATAATAGAGGAATTTCCCACGCCTGTAATCCAGGATAAATTCAAAGGGTTCTTCCCTACTTGCCACTCCATACACTTAGCAGCATTAGAAAGCCATCTACCTTTTTCCGCGGTAGTTGTTGCATACCTATATGCAGGAGCAAAAACTTTTCCTCTGACTGCTGCATGTCTAGCCCCCCAAGACCAAGTGGTAGAATATACTTCAGTTACTGCTCGCATCGGAAAATCAAAAGCCGGATCGTTCGCCATCCAATCTTCTATTAGTTCTGCACCTGTAAAAACAGAGGCACTAACTAAAGCAGCGGCAGTAACAAAAGTAGCATTATATGATGGATGCAAAAATTCTATTAGATTATACCCCTTGCGAATATTTGTTGATTCTGCCAAATATGCCGAATAATAGCCTAAAGCAGTATTAATACTTGCAGAATGTGCGGTATATGTAGCCAATACACCGGAAGATGGATTTAACACATATAACCCAGCCGTTAACTTGCACATGTCATCTCCCCAATAGTTATTGGTTGCTTCCTTATAGCTCCATGTCACCCATCCTTCCGTTACCGCTGTTGAAGGAATACGAAATGTTCCAGAATATAAGGTTCCCGCCTTATAGTAATTGTATTGTTCTAACGCTACAGCTTCCCACTTCTGAGCTAAAGCACAATTTGGGGAAACAGTATCAAAGACTACGGCTGTCTTGGCTGCTAAAGCACCCCACCTAATTCTTGCCTGTAAACTTCCCCAGGTAACCCCATAAGTATTATATTCAGCGGAAGTTCTTCCAGACCACATATTAGCCCAGAATCCACCATTAAGTTCAAAAATAGGCCGATAACCTTCCATTGCATGATCCACAAATATAAGCCAATCAGGGATGCCAGCGTAAGAGTTAGGAGAGGTTGCTGTATAAGGGAGGTTAAACTGGTCAACCGTAAAATTTTCAGGAAACATCATATAGTCATCTAACATTTCTGAATAGATAATAGTATGATAAATCCGGCCATCGTAATCAGAAGCGTCATGCATAACATAAGCTCCAGGAACGTTAATAGAAACAGTTCCTGAATATAACAGATAATACATGAGCGACTTAACACAACCTTCTTTATCCCCTGTCCACGACAGGGTTTTCCAGGTTGAACGTTCGGGCAGTACTGTTACTGTATTGCCATCAGAATTGTACCAAGTGAATCTATCAAATTCGTTAGGACCTCCTATTATCTTGTATGTTGTAAGGTTTTCTGATACTGGCCAATTCCACCCATCACTTGTTGTTTTTTCTTCTGCCAACTGATAACTTAAAAACCTTAACATCTTATAGTTTGCATCATTATAGACCTCATGAGATATATTAATCGTTGGAGAGCGTCCGATTCCAGGAATATAGATAAATATATTTGCGGTATCTGCCCAAATAAAATCACCGCCATAAACATCACCACCATATTGATATTGTGAATAAGTTCCACCACCGTCTTGATAATAATCTTGTTTTTTTAATACTATCTGCCCATAAGTCAAGACTGCACCAGTGGAACTATCTGCATCAACTATATAGAAATAATCATCTAGCCAAGGAGAAAAATTAATCTTCTGTCCATCAGGTCCTGGATAAAACATTAAAGAAAAGTTTTTATCTGTATTATCAATGTAGTATCCGGTCTGTGGAATAATAAACGCTACGTTATCAAAGCTTCCAGAATATTCAGAATAACTAAAGGTTACTGTATAATCTTTTGTCGCGACATAAACATATTGATGCCCTTCAATAAAATTAGGGGATACGTCAAGAGTCACCATTTCAAGAATATCAGCGGCCATAATTTTGTCAGAAGTCCACCCGGTATTTGGCAATTGTAATCTAGGCTTGCCAAGGCTTTTTATCCAGTGCCGTTTTTGAGTAGTTGTTAAAACATTAGAACTTGTAACATCTGTTATTGTATGATTGGTTGTTGTATCGAACCATGTATTAATCCCTTTTCTGTGAAGTCCGAGAGAATCTCTATATGTATACTGTAATGGTTCGTATATTCGATAATCATCTCCGTTATAAGTTCCTGTATCCATAGAAGATAAATATGCATTATGATTCGCTGTTGTTTGCGCTTGTAGGTATGGATTATAATTAACTCCAATCCACACAGTATTATTATCAACGCTCATTACCCGTATCTCATTATTTGGACTTGATTCTTGGGCTGCTACTGATAGAGTAGGTACTGAGGTTAATATTCCAGCAGTGGGGGCGATCACCGTTTCGCTGGAAGTAACAGATGTTGAAAACATAGTCGTAAGCATCCCGGCATTAACGATAGAATGTATTGATAAGAAGAGAAATAGTATTATAAGTTTATTTACCATATGTTATATGTTGTGTTGACAGAATCCTCCCAGTATTGTCTATTAGCTGTATTAAGCATATGGTCATATATTCTTAATTCTGCTATCCCCCCGTTGTACGCCGATGTCGATGGAATGACCCGTTGATTAAAGAAAGCAAAGTTGACGGATGAATCATTTCCTATGACCGCACTTGGAGTAGTAACTGTTACCCTGGGATACTCAGTTCCGTTTACATATAAATGAGGTACGTTAGTAGAAACTGCTCCTGAATAAGTTAACATCCATGCGGCTAAAACATTAACTGTTACTGCGTTAGCCCAAGTCCACCGGCCATCAGTTGCGTCTGTGTATATTGAATATCGTAGTTGACCACCAGATACATGAACTAAATGATGCCCTGCAGAAGTACCTACATATTTATGAAAGACATAATCTGTCTGAACGCTATCTGGCAAACCTACCCAACAGACAGTGAACCCATCTGCATCAGCGGCTATATTATTAAGAGTAGCCGAGCTTGATTGATATACGTTGTCGTTTCCATCAAATTCATATTTCCCTCTATTATTAAAAGCAGAAACCGGGGTATAAAATACTGATTGATATCCGGCGGTTGGTTGAACCATTGTAATTCCATTACCAGAAAATTCGTTAATCGTTACAACGTTATTTCCAGAAGAATAAGTCGTCTGATAAAATTCAGACATAAAATATATACATCCAGTAGGAGCGACCGAAGGCGTTGGGGTAGGAACAACTGGTGTGCTTGAAACAGATGATCCACCAGAACCAGAAAACAAATACAACCCCTGATTCATGTCCTCTTCATAATCAAATATATAGGCGTATGAAGGAACCGATAATACTAGTAGCAGTAGAGAAAATAATAATTTCCTCATTATATTTTTTTCCTCTTGTAGAACCCCATGCATCTCCCTGCATCTGCTGCAACATAGCTTAGAGTGTCTCCTGATACTAACCATCCAAGGCAAGTGTATAACCCGTTCTGTGGTGGGATTAATACCCCTCTTTTTCCATAGACCGCCGTTGCGTTCTTCCTAACATAAATGTTTCCAGTAGTGTGAAAATTCTGAATAAAAACTATATGGCTTCCAGTTGCGACTACTGTAGCAGCAACAGAAGAAGCAGTAACAAATGCCATTTCTTCCCAGATATATTCCATATTATTAGTAACCAGTTGCGCTTCAACAGCCAGGATATTAACCGATATCTGGTCAACCTTCGTGTTTATCTCCGCTAACTGGGCAAGGATTGCAGCCGCCGAGGCTTCGGTTACGTTGGATGAAGTGTATCCGGGATTGGTAGGGGTAAATAAAGGGTTTCCGGATGCATCATATAGGACCGACACTCTATCGACAAACAAAGTTATGTTGGCCGTTAACGTAATATTCGTTGCTACTGAATTAGTAATTCTTATCGTAGCTTTTTCTGCATAAGGCTTGATGAAGTATATGATATCTTCTGTAATCGAAGCAGTAGCGACTACCGTACCTCCAATTATTTCAGCGTATCTGATCTCTATTGTTGGGCTACCAGAGCTTACCGATTGCCTGTTATACAGTATTCCATGGAATTTAGAGACATCATTTATCACTAAATCCACGTAGCTACTTGTCGCTATTGATTCTTTATTGTACTCATATTCCCTAAGGTACTCAGACTCTTCTTGTCTAGTTTTAGGATAGAAAGTATGCATACTTTCTGCTGCCGAAGCAGCTCCATACATAAAGACAAAGACTATTGCCAACAAATATTTATTCATAAGTAATTCCTCCTTAAGCGTTTGGATATGCCCCTTCTGAACCATTGTTTCCGTCCTGCCGATAGAAATCTAAACTTTTTGCTTTTTTAACTAAACTTTTTGCTTTAGATGCTATTCTTAATGCTTTTTCTTCTTTCACTTTTAACTCGTCACACATATCGTCTGCTGTACGGTATGTAATCGCTTCTATCCATCTTTTTTCAAGGTCTACCGTAGACGCAGACGTATCAACTGATGCTGATTTTTTTATCCTAATATAATGCAGGTCATAAGTACTGCTATCAGGCGTTGGCCATAAATAAACGTCAGGGTCTTCTTTATTTTCTACATAACAATGAGTCGGGACTCCTTCATCTGCTTTTTCCTCGATTAATCCATAGTATTGTGATTCATTTAGTTGGATTAATGGAGGCAAATCAGACGACCCATCGTTTATATAGGCCATAATAACTTCTAACGTTCCGGAGGCTGTGTCATAGCAATTATCTCCATCCGTCAAGTCCATCGAGGTTTTTTCTATCTGAGACCCTCTGTATCCGTCATTATGCAAGTCCTCAATGACAGATTGTATAACGGTTCCTACTTGTGAATACTGTGCTGTAGTAGGAGTTTGATTAACAGAAATAACTCCACATATATTAAGGACTCTTTTGGCTATATCGTTTCTGTTCTGTGTCCAGGCCATCTATTCTCCATGTAATGTCCGGGGCTAGTTTCCCAGCCCCGGACGTATTTGTTACTGATAAAGTAATAGCTTATAGTTCGTTCCACTTATATTGACAGTAACGCATCTATTCGCTGTCACAATTGACACCGTTCCAACTGCGGCAGCTGGACTTATTTTGATATTAGTAAAATTGAGAGTAGTGGCCGCAGAGCTTCCGAGGGTTATTCCGTCAGCATATCCACCATTTATGTCAAAATTGGTTCCCTCTACTTCGATGGCTCCCGCTGTCAATTTCCCTCCAAGGGTGAAAGCATTAATAGTAGTAATAGTTGCCGTGCTTGCGGAAATATCTCCGTTAACGTCTAGCTCTGTGCCAGAAGCCGGAACCTTGTTTATCCCAACCCCAGCAGTACCGTAATCAAACACAATACCGTTAATGGTAGAGGTGTTTTCATAACGAAAATCAATATCTTGCTTATCTTCGTTGAAGATAATTTCACTACCGCCAAGTCCGATATATTCTCTTTCCGTTCCCGCGGTAATAACATCAATGTCAAACGCCGCGTCTTCACTTCCAGTACTGACATCAGTGGCTTCTACTAATATCCTAGCCATTTCTTTTGCATTAGCAGAATCAGTGTCAGAATAGAAAGTGATCGCTGTTATATCATCATTGTCAGCAGGACTAGCCGAATCCTTCTGGAATCTTAATTCTGCTCCGGTTGCACCAGCGTTAGTGTTAACGATTTTTACTAGGGGGTTAGATGATACTGAGCTAGTATATGTAGTCGCACCAGTAATTGTTTGTGCCCCAGAAGTCTCAATCGTTCCCCCAAATACTGTACCGACAGCCCCCTTATCTATTGAAACTTTACCAGATGAATTAATCCCAATCGTTTGGATTGCCGCACCATTAGTACTTCTTCCATACTGGTCTTTTCCAGCTCCTATAATTGGAACATCGGTATCTGCGGTAGATAACGCTAATGCAATATTAGAAAGCAACATCAGCGCTACTGAAAGCGCAATAATAATTTTATTTCTTTTCATTATCCTGAACCTCCTTTACCTTAGATTTAACTAAATCAACATCTTCTGGCTTGATCCCAGATAAATGATTAATAACCGGAATATTTAGTGACTTAGCCGCATCGATTACGATGGTTGACTTTACTCCCAATTCTTTAGCAATAGTGTTTACTCGAATAATTTCATTTTGCTGCGGAATTGGTTCTTTTTCTTTAATCGCTACTCTCACTATTTGTCCTTTTGGTAAAACGTCGATAATTTCATTTACTTTTTTGATGATATCGTTTATCCCAATGATTAGTAGTTTAGTAGCTTGAACATCCTTTGGTGATAATTCTTTTAACTTATCCATTATTGCTCCTTTTTATCTTATACTGGCGATGTTATTGCCGTAGTTATTCCAGCCGGGGAAATATCCCAAAGAACAGCGGCTATAGTAAATTCGCAGTCATCATCCAGGTTGCTAATGTCTGGAACAGTTATAGTGATATAATAATCGTCCTCATCCATTAACAGTGAATCATCAGATTCGATAACGACTCCTGTACTATTCAACTGACCTGCATTACCGAATGCTGTAGCGGATGTATTCGTTCCATCTGTATATCCAATGGTTACAATATCGCTGGTATCATCTGCATCAGTTACGATAGTCGCAACCTCCCTAACGAAATGATGCTTGCTTAATTTTCCTATTTTGAAACTATCTCCATCTACAGGAGTGACTCCATCTATAGGGCTAGTTAAGTCTGTTCCGATAAATCTTCGAGTAAATAGAGCTATCCCACCAAAGAACTTACTTTTTGCCGGATAACCTTTATATGCTTGAGTGCATAAATTATGTATTACCATATATGTTCTCCTTAGTTTTTATTTATTATTACCAATTAAGAAATGGTAATATTGCTTAAAGCTCTTCTTGCTACGACTAAATTAACTGAACCGAAATCATATGCGTTGTATTGAGGCTTAATAACTCCAAATATTGAAAAATATCCCCAGCCTTTTTCCTGCGAAGTATAAGCAGGTTTTTTTGCTTCTACAGTAGGCCGTTTAGCCCAGGCAGAGGCTAAAGCTCCTTGCCCTAAAATGTGGCACTTAGCATATGGGATACTTGAAGTATTCGACCCAATCCCGATGTTTTCATGTGCGAAGATAATGAATTGGTTCCATACTGCCCATGCTCCGGTGAATATTGGGTTGTCTTTCCCTCTATTAAGTGCTTCGCGTCTTGCTTGCTGGATTGTAGTATCGTTTTCCCAGTCTGAAAGAGCATCACTATGAACCAAAACGACCCAGAAATATTGACCATCAACTCGAACAGGTTTAACAGGGTATACTCTTCGGTTGAATCCGGTAACTAACATAGGCTTAATATCAGTTAAAGTTTCCGGGCTAATCTTGTCAGCAGCAGTTACGGCATTTACCGCAGTCGCTATAGTTGACGTAGCTGTTAACGTTCCAGTCGTCTTATACAAACAAATAGTATTTGTTGTATCAAGCGCGGTAAAATATTCTTTATCCATCTTTTCCGCTGCTCTTTGAGTTAGAGAGTTATACATTGTATCTGGCATATCATAAAAAGCTCTTTGCTCTGATATCATTGAAGAGTTCGCTATACCAAAATTTTTCTCATCAACAGTCACGTCATCATTGAAAGTTATTAAATCCTCTTCGTTCCCATCAACTTTAGTTCCTGATGGCAAATATCCGTCATCACCTCTGGCAACTATTCCAATGGTTATTTTGTCACCCTTTGCTTTGGTGAGATCCTCGAACTCCTGGATGATTCCATCTCCTGATTTACTAATGAACTTGCTAGTAAAAAAAGAGTCCTTATAAACATCCATATTTAATTTTTTGTGCCAAATCTTAGCGGTACGTGAATCGCTTGTTCCCATATTAAGATCACTCATTGTATGCCTCCTTATTTGTTTTTGTTTTTATGCTCGTTTAATTCCCTTTGCAATTCTTCGTAGGTCATATCATCAACTGATTTCTCATTGTTTTTTGAAGATGACCCGCCACTAATTACCGGACGCTGACTAGCAATCTTTTGGATTTTTTTTCCGACCTCATCAGGAGCGGTTGATAATTCCTTTATTTTTTCATCTCGAATCCTGATTTCTTTAATAAACCTTGCTTTCTCAGCTAGTCCGATAATGTCTTCTGCCTTGATGTATCTCCATTCGCCTCGTTTGAACTTTCCAATAACCTTCTCTGTTTCTGCTGGATTCAGGCCGAATTTGATTCCATCTTGTCTGATTACTTCCGGGATATCTTTGTCCAACAAATCCGCGAAATCAGGAACTTTGCTATACACAGCCTGCTCCGCAGCAATAAACCTTTTTTCAGCGGCAATCCTATCAAGCTCTATTTGGTTTTTTACTTTATCTGAAACAGTTTTATTGTATTCATCAGGATTGTTGTAAAAGTTATCTTTTAGCTCAGTTTCTTTAGCTTCCAGATCAGATATCCTTTGTCTTAGCTCTTGCTCCTTTTGTGAAAACTCAACTTCTTTTTTCCTAGAAGAACCTATCTCGGCATTCCTTTTATTGATAAATTGTTCTTTGTGCCAAAGTTGTTCCTCTTTGGATCGGATAACAGATATTTGTTCGTCAGACCATCCCTTTTCCTTATAGGTTGTATCATCAAAAACAAATTCTTCTTTTTTATCATCTGCGGTTTGTTCAGGAGTTTTTTCTCCTGACGGATTATCTTCTATATTTTTTTTGTCATCTTCTGGCTGAGTTTTTTCAGGTGCTCCAGTAGCTTCTGACTTAATACGAGATAATTCAGCAGTCAAATCTGTATAATCCATATCTTTCACTTCTTTTTCTATTACTTCTGTAGCCATTTAATTCTCCCTGGGCTTCCGTTTAGGAAGGTGTTCCCTATAAGCTAACTCCCGGCGCAAGAGATTCTTGTGGTATTCCGGATTGTTGCTCGTTATCAGCTTTGTTTTTAATTAAGGTCTTCAGTATTTCCGTCTGATATTTCATCTCGTTTTGTTTAGCAGCAGCCTGGCTGGAAGCAGCTAACTTCATTTTTATCCGATCCTTGTATCTCTTCGCTAATCCAGGAGCTAAGGTTATTAGTTCTTCCATCGGAGCATCCGGCCGGCCTCTAAACAAATCAGACAAAATAATATAGTTGCTTATCATTGTCGTTGGGCTACTCTGGCTTTCAGAGACAACAAGGTCATATTTCGTTAACTCAATATTGGCTAATAGTTTTAATAGTTTTTCTCGCTGAATTTTATCTGCCATCTGTTGAATCTGGTCAAATAATGGTTTTAGTTCAATGGATATTTGTCCTTCTGCTTTTTCCATTTGTTGCTGGATTAAGGGTAAGTTTTGTGAAGATATTAAGCCGAATACTTTACC